TTCTTTTTAGATTCTAATGCTAGTTTCTTATAGCGTGTACGGTCTTTGTACATGCTATCCATAATTTCAGGCATCACACCTTGTTTACTTGTTTTGAAGAATTGACAATTAGGTGTAAGTGTGGCGTCAACATTCTTTAAGAAGTCAGCGCGAATCTTTTGATTTAGTAGCGAATCAACGCTCACACTACCTTCGCGAACAAGATTGCGCATCTCAATAGTATATTTCGTGGGTTCAATCAGAGTCTCCATTGAAATATTATACTGCATAATAAGATGCGGATACAGACTGTTCAAGTCAAATGACGCCACCCATTGATGCATACCCAAAAGAGGTTCTTTAACATATGCACCTTCATAGGCACCACGCTTATCACCCTTCTTCATTTGAGGGATAACAATCTTCTTTTTCAGCAAATGATTGTATACAATCGCATCCCACATGCGCACCTGCGTGAACACATCATCGTAGTTGACTTTATTATCATATGCAAGTGTCAACGCCAACTCAATCAACTTCATCTTGTCTTCAAGTTTCTCTACAAGTTCAACGTCTTTGATGTTATATTCAATGAACTTTTGATAGTCGTACTTGTACAATTGATGTAGAGTTTCAAACTCTGAGTAATCAATCTTCTTTTCGCCCAATTCAACGTGAGCAATATTATCAAGTCGATAAGATTCTTTCTGCGAATAGGTGAACTTGCGATAGAGTTGGAGATAGTCGAGAATAGAAACACCCATGATTTCGTATACTTGCGTCTTACGATTCATGATGAACACTTCATGTTCTCTTAATTTATTCCAAGGGGAAAGTTTCTTGGCTTCATCTTCACCAAAGAGTTTGATGATGCGATTTACAAGATAAGGAAAGTCAAACTGCTCGATGTTCCAACCACTTACAACATCTGGGTGGAATCTTGCCCAGAAGTCAATGAAACGTCGTACGAGATCGTATTCATCTCGACACTTTGCATAGTGCACGTCGTCACGGTGCTTGCTATAATCGCTGACACCAAACACAAAATAATTACCCTTAATTTTGATAGTGATTGCGGTAATTTCTTCGTTAGCATCTCTTGGCTCTGGGAATCCATTCTCTGATCCAACTTCGATGTCAAGATAGGCAATGCAAATTTTATTAACATCCCACAATATATCATCACCAAAGTTATCGGCAATAAAAGCATACTCATAGCGGTTATTGCCAAAAATAGGAAAATTATCGACACTCTCATACCTCTCTAAGAATTGGCGACAGTCAGGAATTGTTCCTGGCTGAATAGGTTTGACAAACTCACCAGCGAGCGTGGTGAATTCAGAAGGTTCTTGACTTGGAAGGAAAAACGTGGGTTTGTATTCGATCTTACGTCGAATGCGCTTGTCATTCTCTACGCCTCGGAAGAGTATATACTTTCCCGAAACGCAGATATTAGTGTAGAAATCAGACATATCACCCCAAGATTAAATCTTTTGGCGGAACAACAATTCCTGCTCCGAATATCTGATTATACCCGCTTTTGACTTCTTCAGCAACCTCTGCAACACAAACAACGTTATTCTTGTTTACTACGAAAGGACCGTTTGCTGCATGCATCCATGGCATAAATCCAAGAGCACCTTCGCCAGTCTTAGTGCGCTGAAGAATTGCTGATAGTGGATTTTTAAACTCAATAGTTGTATCATTTTCTGATACGATTTCGACAACTAATTCCTCTCCACTTACGAGTTTGACTACTTTGATTTCTGACATTGTACACCTGTTTATAATTTGTAATATAACCTTTGTCTTTCAAATTTTGTGGTTTACCATTTAATAGAAACTTATCATTTGAAAGAGTCCAAACATCTTTTCCAACTTTTAATTGCCACCCATTAAATTCTTTGATTTCAATTTCGTTTGATTTAAAGAAATCGCGAAGTTCTGTTAGAGAGTGCATTATTCTTCTCCAGAATTGCCGCTATCCATAGATTGACGTTTTACTTTATAAGCAACATGATTTGCATGGGCAGCTATAAATGCATTCTTCAGCATACCACGTTCTTGCTTATCTTTAATCCAACCATTTGCCTCACTTACAGCAAGCATGCGTTTGTATTGTCTCGGAAGTTTAGCATTAAAGAAGTCACTACGATTAGCCATTTAAAATTTCCTCACATTTTTTAAAAAATCGTTCTGTTTGTCCTGGGTGAAAACTTTGATACATGTGCCAGAACATTTCCACATCATTTTTACCAAAAGTTGTACCAATACCATACTTTGGCATACCATCAGCAAGATCCCAGTATGGTGACGCATCTTTTGGTTCCCATTCCATACGAATTGGTGGTGCGTCATATCGTAATGGCATCAATATCTCAATAGGTATATTACTCTCTTCAGCCCTAAATGTCAATTCCTCTGATACATCACCGCGATAATTTGGCAAGAATGACGGGTTTCCGCATTTTCTGTATGTTGAAATTGTGAATGTTACGTTATGTGGTGCACAAAATACATGTTGATTATTCTGAATGTGATTGCTGCGTTGTGCAGATCCAATAACTTTACCATCATACGCTTGTTCAAAAAAATAATCTAAAGCATTATCATTCAAAGGTAGCGCATCAATATCTAAAAACATAATCGCATCATGTCCTTTCTTCTCAAGCATCTCTACAAGTTTATCCATAGTATAACCAGGAGAAGCCTGAGACAAAACTGGATAGTGTGCAATATTCGATTTATTGAATTTCTTTACAACTTCAACTTGAAGTTCTACTGATCGCTTATTAATATTGTCCATAAAAATGGATGCAATGCAAGGACTCTTCACTTTTTCCATGGTAAAACTCCATTATATTTTTCAAGCATTTTTTTGTTTCCTTGAATAAAGAAATCTGACTGCACTGAAAGTCCAGTATTACCCACTCTATATTTTACTGTGTAATCTTGAGTACAATCATACTTCAAATTATTCTGCCGCAACATTAATGTTGCCGCAATTGCGCGGTCGATTTCGGGTTGACCAGGCTCGCGAAATTTCCTATACCAAACTGGTGACATGCCAACTGCCGCAGCTTTTGGGACAAAATAACAGTTCACATCAACAAAAAAATCTTCTGGGTGTAGGATACTCGCCCATTTCCCTAGACTTTCGCAATCATCTAAACATACAACATTTCCATCTTTATCTATAATTTTACGAAGCGAGAATGCCCAATCTAAATTTTTTTCTTGAACCAAATTTATTAAACTTTCTACATGATTGGGTTCAAGCATATTATCGTCATCTAACCATAGATGATAATCACCATCGGCAAAATAACTTGTTCCGCCATAAACACGATGACCATTGTATCTATTAGTGCCAGTTGGGTATGGCAAAACTAACACATGTTCATTTTTCCCATTTGGAAATTCTGCTTGTTTTAGAATTGGCTCAGCCTTTTCCCATCTCTCTTTGCCATCAACAACCACAATGTGTTCAATGTGTTTGTATGTTTGCGCTCTAACTGAGGCAATACATTCAGCAAGATAAGGATTTCCAGTTGTTGGAGTAATAATTGAAACTGTTTTTACTATTGTCAATTTACCAGCATAGTTCATAATTCACCTTTTACAATTAATTAGTTGGTTCCCATAATGTTGTGTGTGCTTGAGCGGACGCATTGAATGCATCTTCATCGTTCGTATTGTAATAATACAATGCTAAACTTTTTCTGGCAACTCCTTCTGGAGTATTGAGTGGGACTGGATGTCCATGCCAGGATTTTCCTGTGGTGTTGAATATAACGCATCGATTAAATATGGGCGCAAGTTTAAGTTTACATTCTGTTTTATCTGCATTCCAAAGTTCTAGATGACCATTGTATTCGTCTTTCCAATCTTTGTTAAGATAGAGTAAAAGATTTAGTTGACGATATAATCCAGTTCTGCGTTCTACATTAAAATCAATATGAACATTTAGTTTTCCACCATTCTCGATCCGATGCATTCCACCACCATAAAGTCTGGTGTCTGAGACTAGTCTAGACGTGTTAGTTAAATATTGCAACCAATCTAATACGAACCCAGAGTTAAGTTCATGAAGAATACTTCGGATAACTTGTGGAATAAAAATTTCGTTTTTAGATGCAAGTTTTAATTCTTTATCATTTGAAAACTGCCACCATTCTTTAGGATTATATTCAGAGAATGCATCAAGAGCAGCATTTAGAATTTCATCTGGGAGAAAGTTATCAATTACAATGTGAGGGAACGGCTCAGCATTCTTGTAGTGAAATCGAGCAGGTTCAATCCATTCTTGCTTGTAATACTTGTCAATAAAGTATTGACGAAAATCAATCAAATTATGCATAACAACCTCAATACTTATTATTGTTTTCTCTGTGATGGCGATAGTAGAGAAATGCTTGGTTCACGTTAGAGACTTTTGCACCAGCCGCAGTCATTCTTCCCCATAATCCTAAATCTTCCAAAGTTTGATGGAAGTTTCCATATTTAGCATAACCACCAACTGATTTAGCCAGTGCTGTACGATAAAGCATCGATCCATGATGTTTATGGTCTTTTCTCCAGTAATAATCACCTTGATGCTGCCACATCTCATCAGGATGGTGCTTGACTCTTGATCCCTTCACTTCACCCGTAAGAATCATATCATATGTGATGATATCCGGAATTTGAAGTTCAATAACTTTATAAAAAGTTTCGATAGTATCTGATCGTAGCCAATTGTCTGCTCCGATAAACATACAATATTCAGTGTTAACTCTTTCCAACATATTTTGAAAATTTTGAACTGTTCCTAAATTCTCAGGATTCTCATAAAATTCAATTTGGGGATATAATTCTAAAATGTGTCTACAGTCGCCAACACCATCATCAACAAACATAATTCGTTCAGGCTTTTTTGATTGTGACAAAATTGTTTCTATGCAATGAGCAGCAAGATGCCCATATCTATATGATGAAATTACAACAGTTATCATGGTATCATTGTTGGGTCGATTTTATGGACGACCTTTCCTCCAATCATATAATGTGGATATGTTTTTGCTGCCTTGGTTCGACAAAAACCATTCATATATGTCATACGACTAGAATTAGAATTGTTTGTTTCGCTGCCATGAACGATCATCACAGACCAAATAAGAACATCACCTTTCTTGGCAGTGTATTTTTTTCCTTTTAAATTTGTCCGATTAAATTTTCGAAGATTTTTTGGCGGATCAATGCGCATTGTTTTATGTGAGCCTTCGATAAATTCAATGGCTCCGTTTTCTTCCGTGATGTCATCTATTGCAATAATGGTCTGAAAATAATCGTCAACAACATCATTACCAAATATTTCGCTTTCGCGAAACATAATGTCTTGATGCCAAGCGAATTGATCTAGATCACCACGCTCGCGAAAATAAATTTGATTGTTAATCTGTCGGACATCATCGCCAATGAACTCGCGAACTAATTCAGTCATGGGCTTGCTGATTCGAATTTGGTTTAGATATAAATTTGCAAGAGCAGGAAAAAAAATCAAAGACCTTTTGTTATAGGCTTGTTCGCTCGGAACATGAGGATATCCAGCAGCCTTGATCTGTTCATCGGTAACTGAATATGCATAATTTTTAATTTGATCGCATTCAGAAGCACTGAATACGGAAGGAATAACAATAATTCCTTTCTCATCATATTCTTTCTTCATTTAATATAATCGCGATACATCTTAAAATTATAATCAGGGTCGCTTGGATCACGGCTGCCCTGCGTTACTGAATATGCTTTCTCATATCCTGCTTCTTTGACGCATTCAATAACAAGATCATTGAATGTGCCATAGGGATATGCAAAATATTTCATTTTCATTCCCATCGGAGGAGTGACTTCTTGCATAATCTCTTCTTTATTAAGTTTAGTTAGATCGCGATGACTCCATGTGTGCCAACCCATTTCAAACCCATACTTATCGCAAAGTTGCCAAACTTCTTCGTATGTGCAGTATTCTTCAAGTCGAGGAACATTAGGAAGATCAAAAGCATTGTCGCCACCAACAAAATCGCCCATCACAAACATGATACCCGATTTACCAGCGAGCACATCTTGATTATAATAGACGTTCTTATAGATGCCATCGAATCCTATCGGATCACTACAAGTGAGAATTTGTTCGCGAGTATTATAATTAGGATGGCGAATATTCCCAATATTATGTGCCAACTTCATATAGTGTCACCGATTGAATGTATTGTCTGTAAGGAAATTCTATTCGTGTAATAATATTTCCGAAAGCGTATGGCTTTAACCAATCTCGTATACCAGCAATTAGAACATGGCGGCATGCACTTACCTTTATCCAATGTGCGATTTGCTCATGATTGTATTGTTCATATAAAGTCCCTGTTGTCATTACAAGATCATATAAACCTTCTGGTGCATGAATTCTTTTCACATTCCACGGAAGTCTTGATGCTGCTAGATCCGATAACTCAATACCGTGTATATCTTCAGCAGGAAGATCTTTAGTAACAAATCCTTCTCCGCACCCAATATCTATTGCCCGATTGTATCGAATCGGAAGCAGATTTAAAATTTTATCTTTTCTATACAGATCATCATGAGTGCTTTCATATGCCCAAGGATCCGCATTCTTATACCATTGCTCTAATTCTTCTTTAGTTTGCATCTAAAACGCCATGTATTGCTATGGTCATTCTAGAATTTTCCACAGTTTGTCCAAAGTAAAAATCGGGAGAGTGCAAAACTATAGATGGATATAAAACTAATTTATTGTATTCAAATTTTATATGCTTATAAACTTCTAGCACACTTTTAAGCATCGACACTTCGATTGAAAACATATCTTTAAATCGATTATTCTCTTCAAGATTTGTCTCATACATTATTCGCATTTTATCATCATCGACTATCGGAATATCCCCAAGTCTGTTATATACAGTAGTTCCATAATTCCCGAGAGGTGGCAATTGATGGTCTTTGTTTAAATAAATTATTGCAGCAAAATTTGTGGATTTATCTTCTTCTGAAGCACTATGACGAATATCAGAATGAGGAAACCCTTGTCTCGACACCCACGGATTGATATGATAATGGAAAGTGTGGCATTTTACAATTTTTCTATTGTAAAACGATTCAATTTTATCCAATATTTCATTTTCTATGTCAGCGTTATTGATATCCGCTCTATAACCTGACCAAACGCCAGTTTTTGCAAATTTATCACGATTAAAATATTTTTGCGATAATCCATTTTCTCTAACCAAATCTGGATTATCAAAAAAATTGTTATATTCTTTAACAGATTCATCTAAATTTTTATAATTAATACTCATGCGTTTTCTTCTTTTAAATTTGCATCTACATCAGCATCATCTAATTCAAAGAAAACGCTAAAGGAATATCTATGACCAGAATCAGAATTTTCTGGTGCATCAGAAAAATAATCATCTTGAGAATGTAGTAGTATAGCAGGGTACGCAATAAATTTATTAAATGCAAATTGAAATTTTTTAAATTCTTTAAATTCACTCATAATTTTTTTTACTTCTGCAGAACATTGCATTTTTACAAAATTTTTATATGAGATATGGATGTTGTTGATTACATGTGTCATACTCAAATATTCATGTATAGTTATATTTTTAGAATTTAAAACATCATTCAAGTCGCGATAATGATATAATGTAGTACCACAATTAGATGGAAAGACCGCACTCATGTATATCAACCCAGAATACTTTTTTACATTTTCCTCAGCGTCATCGAAATGAATACAGCCGTGCATGGAATGTACAAAATTAACATTAAAAGATGCAGAAATGTGTGTTACTTTTTTACCAGTTACTTTTTGGATCTTATATACAATTTCTTCGATGATCGCAGCATCAACAGCATTTTCTGTATTTAATTTATGCCTTAACCCAGGATCATCCGGATCCGTATTACCTATTTGCGCCACGAAATTATCTGACACATAATTAGTATTTTTTTTGAAAAAATAGTCGTGTAATTCAAAAGGTCTATCAAAAAAATTATCTACCTCATAAATTTTTTCTTTTTCTATGTCATATTTTATCTGATGTACTTCGGAACTTGTCATTATTAATCCTCGTATTAATTAATCCCAGAGATTCTCATAGTATTTGCCGAACAAACGAAAAGCATTTTTCTTGCGAGCATGATAGGCTTTCATTTTCTCGGTGTCATAAACACCTTCACGAACAGTAACCATCTCGCTGAAATCTTCGCCTTCTTTTTTCACGAACTTATACTTCGGCTTCTTGATACAGAAGTCTGGGTCGCGATCTTTGGCAAGTTCACCAAACGCCCAGACCATTTCTTTCATGATCCAATTCCAACGCTTGAAATGAAACTCATCAGTATCCCATTCATTTTTCTTGGGCTTGGCTGCAGTCGAACGAAGATGCTCAGGCACATCGTCATCATCAGTGTAAGGTGCGCCATGATTCGTCTTGAGCAACTGCTTGAGCATTGGATGAACGATGAGCGCAAGTGTACGATCCATGGACCAAGTATCCCATGGATCAATTTTTACAGATATCTTCTGCTCACCCTTCTTCGGGTATCTACCTATAGAGACTCTCATTTTGTTTTCTCATGAATCCATGCTATTGCTTCACAAAGAAATTTTACCAAAAAAACTATTCCTATAAACAGACCACATGTTACAGATAAGCCAATGAGTATATCAATCATTTCTTCTTACGACGGGCTGCTCGCTTTTTTGATCCCATTTTCGCACGACCCTTGCCGTGACCTTTGATTCCTGTTTTAGCTGGCATATGTCACCTCAATCATGTGGTGGCGGAACAGCACCATAAGCAGGATCTGAAGTGCCATCCATTCCAGTCTGCGAAACATTAAAGTTGATATTTGGTTGATTGGTATAAATCTTGTTCCAATCTAATTTAAACTCATCAACTTTAGGCAAATCGAATTTAAATTCTTTTGATGATAAATCTGTGATATCATCACTTACGATCTCTAGACGATCGCTTGGTTTGACATAGTAACCTAATGCGCGCAAAAATCCTGTGAACTCATCAAGCAATTCGTTAACTGTCAGATCGTCATCTTCAATTTCAACTGTGATCTTTTTTGTGGAATTTTTATCCCAAACACTCCCACCACCTAACTTACCAGTGTATTCAAATTTTACAGACATAATTTTTCACTCCTTAATACTTTATTTTATCTCATCTCGCTTATGGTATATAGTCAACGAAATATCCATTGGTACCTCCCTCACTTTCAACATCAAATTCACTATTACACACAGAACAAAGGTATTGCTTGTTAGTTTCTACAATCATAATTTAGGTTTTTGCCATTTTTCATTTTCTATCCACTGACTTAGATTTTTTTCAGCCTGGGACTCAATTACACGCTCACGCAATTCTGTGGTGCTAAAACTATGTTTACGCTTATTGTAGTGGAACTTCATACCCATATCAATACAAATTTCTCTTCCTGTAAAGTCACGATTTTCATACTCTTCTCCAAGTACACGAACATCAATTGGATAGGCTAAAAGTATATCAATCAATTCTTTTTCTGTAGCATAAACTACAATCTCATCCACATACTTACAAGCCTGTAGTTGCGTATGCCGTTCAAATATACTTTGTACAGGTTTATTTTTATGTGGGCGATCAATAGTAGGGTCTGTTTGTAATCCAACTATTAAATGATCACATACCTTCTTTGCTTCTTTAAGCATAAGAATATGACCAGCATGAAATAAATCAAATGTGGCGCATGTAAAGCCGACTCTAATTTGTTGGTTCATTAATATGTTTTCCAGTTAACTACATTATAGCAATTTCTTATGGTGTTTACAAGAGTTTGCTTGTCATAATTTTTAATTAACTTACCCAGATGTATATAACCAAACCCTATTTTCGGATCATGGATATCAATTTTTTGTTTTATCGTACTGATCTCGTAAAATTTCTTGAATCTACTATGGTGCCAATGTTCCATATATTTGTTATCATAAAACCTGCAAGTATGATATGGACTGATCTCATACTGTGGTAATATTTGATCTACTGGACAATTGATATCACCACTAGAATATAACTCAAATGGATGACGGCCTACATGACAATAATGTAATCTAAGATCACCGAAATTATGGCTAGCCCTGAAATGTTTATAGTCATCAAGTTCTAAAGGTTCCCTATGATTACCTTCAGTACAAAATAATAAATGAGGTCTTTCTTCATTGGGCCTTAGCGTTAATTCTTCTAACTCATGTATGATGTCATTATATAAGGACAATTGCTTGATATGTACAGGATTGTTCTCATTCTTTTCTATCTCAGGAAAATGAATGTGCAATCTATTTGCTGATCCTTGATGGTTATTAATGTCCCATTTGTTTTGTATCTTATTTTGTTCAGGCAACCATGCATTGAGATCATCTATTAGATTGTTTAATAGATAAACTTTTTCGCCTATAATATTTTTATTAAAGTTTTGCCAAGGATTTAGGCTAGGTCTTAAATCTTTATGTGACACAGAATTGATAAGACCTGCCCATACCTGAGCAGGCCTATGTGATTCAAGTTCGTAGATAAGTGTTAACTCATCAAGACCTTTTAATACTAACTCATAGTATCTAAACATCAATTACTTATCGTCACGGAATCTCACAAAGCGAGGAAATCTAAGGCTGTATGTACCATCTTGGTTCTGCGTAATAGCATCGCACAATACCTCTACTGTACGACCGACAACACAATCGAACTCAATATGACTAGCCCAAAGACTATCTCTATCGCCATCACTAAAGC